ACCAAATGTGCCAGCATTCATTTCAACGGCCACCCACACGATCACTTCTTTCTATAATGGTAAACACTGTTCCGTTTGTTAGGGCCTACCTGCACTCGTTCTCTAGTAAGCACTCCGTCCCTGTACATGAGGTCTAGCATCTGGCTAGTTATGCGGAGTCCTAGTTTAGTTTCTCTATTAATATCTTCAGCTACTTTGGTTTGCTGTTTTGTAAAGCAAGACATTATCATTTGTCGTCTAAGGACAGACTGCTCTCTCTGTTTTCTGATTGCAGAATTGCTTGCATTCTCTGGTGTGTATCGTTTCTTCTCAGGAAATGGTGGTCGCATCTTCAAGTCGATCATCTTCTGTTCAAAGCTACGCAATGCTTCTGCATAAAGGAGTTCGTACTTCTCTGCTCTTGGAAGTGCGCTGCTGTAAATATCATCTATTCTTTTAGCGCTATCTCGATCAGTGCTTTTATCTCTTCGAGTTCTTGCTTTAGGTTGTAGCGTTGCTTGTTGTCCGCTATTAACACCATAGTTTTCAGCAGACGCTTGGCTCTGTTTAAGGCGATCTTTCCTTCGTTGCTCATTGGCTTTCTTCTTTCCGCATACAAATTTAATTCCATATTTTCTGCTTAATTCTAGTACCTGCCTGTATGGTATATCAAGTAGAGTAGATGTCTCCCGTATAGTCAGCCCCATCTCTGCTGCGTTGATACACTTGCTTAAACTTAATCGTGCTTTCTGCATGTGCGCCTCTTGTTAGATAAAAAAAGGGACAGCCCGAAGGCTGCCCAGTTACAGGAGAACACCTCCTTTCTAGAACGGTATGTCATCATCTTGCAAGGGGTCAGCTGTTGGCTTGCTGCCACCTGACATCTTGTCGCTTACTTGGAATGACATATAAGGCTTACCATCCTTCATCTTCTTCCATCCGGCAAGACGTTTGTCGTCACCAAGTGGACCGCTGTAGTCGGGAGCTGACTCATTCCCTTTCTTATCGTTGTCAAAGAACACGCCAATCTTTTCGTACATCTCAATGATAGGCTTGCCGTCACGGGTCTGGTCTCTGACCAGCATCACCTTCTTATCTGCACCCTCGACGTTGAGCTTACCTTGCAGGATCATCTGCTGCGTAGGGAATGGAGTGAAGGCTGCGCCTCGGTTAGTGTCGTCATAATCTGCCATGCTTCTGGCTCCTTTTGATTAAGTTAGTGAGGCGGTTCGCAGAACATGCCACCTCGTTCATGCTACAAAATTAAAGATAGTTGAAACCGGGCAAAGGAACCCATACTACTTTAACCCTCTGCAATTCTTACCAGTTTCTTAACTCTTCCCTTGGTGCAGGGTTGGGTGAATTGCCTGATTTTAGTCCTTTGGTTACTTGGACACCGCTTGATTGCTTGGCGGCCATCTCGCCATCATCATCCTCTGTTGCAAGGCAAGCCATGCCTAGCAAGCCGTAGCGTCTAGCGTAGGTTATAGCACTGCCTAAGCCCTGCATGTCCTGCTTACTCAAGACTAGGTAAACCTTGCTTGAGAAGGCTTCTCCTGAAGTGTGAAGTAGCTTTGTTTCTACATACACACCCAGCTCGTCACGGCCACAGGGCTGCATGACTACGAACCCGTTCTCTTGGAACACGCTTGACGTAGCGTCAATCACTGCTTCGAGTGAGGCGTAACGGTTCTTGAAGTGTGGGTTCACGCTATCTTTCTTTACAGATTCCATAGCTTGCTGCGCTGCAAGTAGCGCTTTGATTGCTGTGTCACTCATCTTTCATTCTCGCTTTGTAATCTAAACTAACTTTTAATTGCTCAATCCTAAGCTCAGGGTAAGCTAAACCTTCAAGCTGTCGTTCAAAGTCTTGCGCTGCGACTAAAACTTTTATGCCATTGGCTAATCCAAAAGCAGAATCTCTTGAGAGCGATTCAATGTTCTTATGATTTAGTACGCAAATTAAAGACTCATCTTCTTCGAGTAGGTGTATAGTACAAATATCCATTTACTTTCTCCTTGTTATGCGGATGGTTCCGCGTTGTTGTTTTCTCTTTTTTCTTTAACCATATCTGTCCAAAGTTTATTTGTTTTCCACTCTGGCTTCAGGTGTATTTCTGGCAATACCTCTTCAAGTACTAGCTGAACTACAAGGTATATTGCATTTGCAAAGCCTTGACTCGGTAAGTTTAACAAGTGTGCTTGCTCTCCATCACCTTGAACTAAACTTTCTATCTGAGAAAATGTTTCATCCATAGCCTCTTGAACATGCCAAAGCACTTGTTGCTTTGTAAGATATTGTATGGCTCTATCTGAAACTAAGTCTCTTACCTGATGCTCCATTGCGCACCATAGTTCATTCTCAGTAAACTTAATTTGTTGAGTGCTTATAGCTTCAGCCATTATACTGTCCTCCTTGTAATACGAATAGCTCCGCGCTTGTCACGTTTAGCTGTAAGGTGATCGCAGTAAACCTCACGCTCATTGTCGCCAACCATGTCTTTGATTTGTTTCTTGGCTGACTCAAATGCCTTGGCGTCTGCTTCTAAAGTAACGTAAGTGTAGGCCGCGTCATTGAACTCGTTGTCTGTGGTTGCATCGCGCTTGACCATGTTGTCCACCGACACCTTGTCAATGTTAAGTTGTATCGGCTGGTCATTACCAACTGGCTCTTCATCGCGAAGAACGTAACCCCAGAAGTCCGACACCACTGCCCACATAGAATTGAAATACTCTTTGTTCCTGCTGACATAAGCTGACTCCCATTTATTATTGCCAAAGATAACAGATATATACGCACCCTCTGCACCTGCAAGCTCTATGTATAGCTGCACCTGCGGCATGTAGTATTCAATTACTTTGTCTAAAGTATTGTAGGCATTGGTGTGCTTGGCTTCGACAATATGTGCATCATTTATTTTGGTTTCGTTGTCTGTGTAAACCATGCCATCAAACGTACCTTTAGCTGGTACGCCGTCAATCATATCGCTTTCAGTTAGCTGCTTGTTGTATAGGTTGAAGCCATACTCATGGGCAAACCATTCTAGGTTAAAGTCCTCAGTGTAAACGCCCATCTGCACAGCGATGTTGCGAGACAAATCTTCAGGCTCAACCCTGCCTGTCTTGATCTGCCATAACTCCAGCCAGTTCCCCTGCATTATTTTTACGCAGTCGGAACCACCTATGAAACCCTTACGTTCCATGTTGTTCTCCTTTGTTATCTTGTAGTAGCCTACTGCTTATGTGCAGTTAAGGCAATACGAAGTGACGTAACGTCATTCATACTTTCCATACTTCTCGAAGTCTTCTTCAGTGAGGTGTTGGAATTTCTTGAGCCGCTGCTTTGTTAGGCCCTTGAGGTATGGCTCACCGACTGCTTCGCCATTGCGAATACGATCTGCTATGATCTTATCGCTGTCTAACACATAGCCAGACCTCTTGTATTCACGTGCTTGAACGGGAGAGCTTGCTGCCTTGGCGACATGCGCGTCCCATATAGACGGGCGCGCTGCGTCACTGAGCTTGGTTGTTTTGTATGTCATGTGCGTACCTTCGATGGGCTGTAATACTGTGCAACACGAGCGCCGCTGGCAGTCTTAACCATTACCTTGTCGATCTCCATGCCCTCGTCTTTGAGGTCTTTGATTCGCGCCGCTAATCTAAAGCATCCAAATGTTTGGAGCGCATCAATTGCTGTGATGCGATAGCCTTGCTTGAGATATGCTTTGATCTCGTCTGTTTGTTTTATAGTCATTGTGTTCTCCTTAGATAAGTTTCTCTGCTGCATAGAGAGCAATCAGTGTGGCTTCTGCTCGGCCATCATCCTTTACTCTAGCAAATAAATGAGCGTAGTGCGGAAGACGTTGCGTCACTAGCCCACGGCTCACGCCTTTGTCCCTGTTTAAGCCGAAGTGTTTCTTCCACACGGCGGGACTGACGTATTGGATGGGCAGCTTACATGCTGCAATGCCCATCTCTATTTGCCCGTAGCCCTGTCCAAAGCGGAAGGTACTACTGACACCCTGCCCCGGCATGGCCGAGACACGTTCAACTACTGCAAGGCAGGACTCGTCTGCCTCGTTGCTTAGTATTCTCAGTAGCTCATGTAAGTTAATTAAAGTTTTACCCTTTGGGTTCTTCATCGTTGGCATGTCATAGCACTCGAGCTTGCCTGTCTCTGTCCAGTATAGGCTGACTGCTCCTGTGTATCCGGGATCTATTCCATAGATGAGCATGTCTTTCTCCTTACCAGTCGGTTGATGGCTTTGCATTTGCCTTGATGCTAGATTCCCACTCGCCTGCCTGTATCTTGACGGCAGGTTTCTTCATTCGTTTCTTGTTTGGTTTTGTCTTTGACGTTGGCTCTTGCCATTTGTCGTTGACGTAGCAGCTCATGCACACATACCAGTGCTTCTCTGTTGAGCGGCCGCTATTTATTTTAAGTACTGCAACATAGAAATGAGTAGCTACTTTACATGCCACACATAGAATTGCTTTACCTTTCAGTGACTTCGATGTCATAGCCCAGTGCATCCAGCCAACAGATAAGCATGAACCCAGAGGGTATTCGTTTGTGTGTTTCCCATTTGTGTACCAGTGATGCTGTGCATCCTATTTTATGTGCTAACTTTTCTTGACTTAACTCGCGCTTTAATCGAGCGTCTATTAACAGGTTGACCATTGGCTCGTAATCTTTTGGTATCCGCAACGGCTTGTTGAATCTGACGTACTTGTTCAATGGCATAGTGTACCCTCAATGCAGTATCATACCGTATCTCGGTGCTTCCATTGATTGTTCTATAGTATGTCGATGTTGGAATGTTTGCTCGACTGAATGCCTTGAGCAGGGAGACGTTAGCCTCCGCTGCTTGGTCTGTTATTATTTGAAGATACGATTTCATGCTGCATTAGTGCAGCAATCTATTCGTCAAAGTCAACATCCTCGACTTCGATTTCTCCATCGCCGCCACAATTCTCGCAAGTCTCTGCCTCGCAGTAAGGCTCAGGCAGATCGTTGTATGATGTACGAACTGGCGTGTGTTCTACTTCGATGAACCCATCGCCAGTGCATACGGGGCAGCATACTGTGTGCTTGAATACATTCATTGGTACGGTATCTCATCATCAATGACGGGAGCTACATAGTTAGCTTCCCATGCTGCGGTTCCACGTTGGATAAACTTATCTCGATCAAACCTTGGGTTCGTTGCTTCGAGTTCATCGGCAATGCTATGAAGATGGGTGGGCCACGGTACAAGTGGCCCAAGTTTATCAGCTAGAAATTCATAGTGCTGTCGTGACATACG